GGGTCGTAGCGTGTCCAAGTTGCCTGGGCCTATACCGATGACCCGCACAGGAAAAATCATTGTAACGATGTGGTCATTCATGGCTGTGAATGATGGGGCATCGATGAAGCAGCAATTACTGTTCAAATTCCTTGGGTCAGTGACAACCCGCAAGCCCGTGATAGTTGCCAGAGTAGTGGCTAAATCATCTATGGCTTCATTGAATAGGTCTGTGTATGCCATTAGGCCACCGCTGGACGGTCAATGCCGAGCAGCTGCTTAACCATCGGCGTAAAAGCATTAGTGGTGATGGCTTGGCCCATTGAATCAAAACTGGCAAATTGGTCAATGCTTCCGCGCTGACGGAAATACGCACCGGCAAGCATTATGGTTCCGAGCGTTACGTCTCCCGATGGGCTGGTCGCTAGCGCGTCAAAATAAGACGCCTCTTGTCTGCGTCTGTAAGCGACTTGATTACCAGCAGAGACACATTGAGCCAAGAAGGTGGTTTCATCGGCTGTAGGGCTCGTTAAACCGAGCCACAACTGAACCTGGGCGCTGGTCACCCATGTGCACGTTTGGGTATAAACCAAAGTGCCAAGCGGAATTGCGGCTGAGCGTTCCAAATCACCGTCAGCGTCATAAAACATGACCTGGTTAGGGATAGGGAAATCTGCGTCAAGCAGAATGTCACCTTGGCTGTCTATGCCTCGATAGAGGTATTGAGGCAATGCGTAAACAGTATGTGTGCCGTTTAAGTTATGACCCAGCCCTGTAATGGTGATGGATTCACCGATAGCAATATCGGTGTTCTCCAGTGTTTGGACAACCGCATAGTCATCCAAACGCTGGTGGAATGTAACACTGTAAGTAGCCATGGCGGCTTACCGCCTTTCGGACTAAGCGACTACGATGCCTTGAATGAAGCTTGATTTTGCAACAAATGTGGCGAAGTACTGGTGGATACTGAGAGTGCGGCCCAATGTTGATGGGTTTTCGAAGCTCTGCAAAGTAGCGCCAGATTCGTAAATTTCGAATCCTGGTGCGTAAACCACAAGCATGGTTCCTGCAGCAAAGTTGTTATCAACAACAACAGTAAGACCAAGCACGTTCATGCTGGTGTACTGCATTCCTGACACATTGCCAATGGAGTTTGTGGTCATCATGCCGTTGGCGTTGTAACCAAATAACGGCCTCTTGTCCGCGTCTGTTTGACGGCCAAGCAACTCCCAGACATCAGGTGACACGCAAAGATGGGTTGGGAAGTAGTTGCTGTCCTCGGCGATTTCACGCGCTGCGTCATACAAAGCACTAATCAATGTTGTTGGGTCTGCAGCTGTGACAGTCCATGTTGAACCTGATGCTGTTTTACCAGCTACAAGTGCATCGGCTGCGATGTCGTCGCTTTTGATGAGCACCTGTCCGCTGAGGTCGTTCAATACAAGCTGGAGAGCTGCAGGGTCTGTGAAGTCGATGTCTTGTTGTGAAAGCGTGACTTGGCCAGCGACAGTTTGCTTTGTAACTGTGTTGGCTGCAATGACCATGGTGGTTGCTGACACTGCATCAAGCTGATTTGTTTGAACGGCCGCTGAGGTATGAGTGCTTATTGTGGGTCTCACGAACTGGCGAGATGGTGATGCCGGCATCGCGCGAGCGCCAAATGCTGAAACGACAGGGCGCACGAAGTTCAAATCCTGGAACAGAGGGCCGAGCACGTTGAGGTTCAAGAGGCCTGGCGTGTCGCCCGTAACAATGTCGCCAGCTGCTGCTTGCAGTGCTGTTTGTCCGCGGCGCTGTGCTTGCTTGAAAGCGTCAGTGACTTTGTTGTAGGTGTCTCCACCAATGTGGTAAGCAGCAAGAACTTCGCTAGCTGATGGCATAGCAAATTCGCGTTTTGGCTGGGCAAAAACTGATGATGCTTCGATTACTTCTGGGGCTGGTGTTTCTGACACTGGGTTCTCCTGTGGCTCTGTGGGTTCTGGCTCGTCGGGTGCCGTTTCTGTATTATTGCTGATTTCCTCATTAGATGTGGGGATACTCGCTGCAACTTCTGTGATGCTAGCACTAGCGCCAAAGGCACCGTGTGAAACTAGCGATAATTCTGTCCAGGCTGCTTTTTCAATAAGCATGACTCCAGCTTCGTTGTAGCTGAATTCCAACGCGTTAATTCCAACGCTTACTTGGTCATACACATTCTCTAGGGCGAGCTGTAGCGATTCCTCGCCGAGAACGGTCTTGGCTACTCGAGCCTGAAAGAGCATTCCTTCTGGGGTGTCCTCACGGGCAATAACTGTGCCAATTACCTTGTCGGCTGAATGGCCTACAAATAGCTTTGGGTTAGGGCCATCAACTGGCAAAGCGCCAGGCGACAGCATGATTTCAGTTCCATCGCTCACTGTTGCAATGACGTTATAAGGCGCTGCAATGCCGGTGATAGTTCTGCTAGGCGTACCGTCTGATGCGGCAGCGTCAATGGTTACTGATGTTGCATTAAAGCGAATCATGCTAATTCCTCTTGTGTGTTTTCTTCTGGTAGGTCTGGGCTATCCATTTTGTCGGCTATCTCATTTTCAATGAGGAAGTCGTCAGTGTCAAACTCTACATAAGTACCGCGTGGCAGTACGTTGTTTTGGCTGAGCGTGGCTGCCAAACACTGCGAATATGCTTGAACGCCAAAGATGTAAAGGTCAGCACGAGCTTGTTCCGAGCTCTGATATGAATACGCACCAGTGGAAACTCCTACCAAATATGGCGGGACGTTAGTAAGCCTGGCGCATTCGAGAGCCTGATAGTTGGCGGCATCTATTAACAGCATTTTGTCTGGGGTTGCTGTGGTTTCGGTGTAACTCAAAAACTCGTTTAGTGCTGCAGTTTGGTTAGTTGCTCGAGCTGCGTTAAATGCTGATGCTAGGTCTGCTAGTTCAGAAGCGCTTAATGGTTCGCCACCTGTCTGCTTCAAAACGCCTGCAGGTATTGACGATTCGGCATTGCGGAAACGAGCGGCTTCAAGTTTCAATGCTGTTGCTACGGTCTGCTCTGACATATACACAATGCCCTGAATAGGGCTAAGGAACTGCACCAAATCTTTAGGGTCAATCATGTTGCCTTGGAAGTAAACCTCTTTAGAAGGTGCGAACCAGACGGGGCCTGCCTGGTCAGTTGTGGTCACTGAGCCCGCTGGGAGACGCGTAAAACCCGAAGGAAACCCGTCTTGTGTACGGCTGGTGATATACCAAAATGCGCGGCCATAGAAGAACAAGTCGTCAAATGTCCAAGCCATTAGGAAGTTATAAGTAACTGTCGGGTCAGGCTGGCGAAGCCATGCGCGTGGTGCCAGGTATTCCTTTTCCATTTTTGTTTCGGTTTCGTTCCAACGTTCCGTGTACATCTTCAACGGCATTGAACCAATAACAGAAGCCATAAGGTCACGGGCGCGGCTAATGGTGGCAACGCTCATAGCGCGGTTGCGAGCTGGGCCTTCAACGTATGTGTAATACTGGCCAATAAGATTTACACCAGCAGAGTTCGGTGAGTAACCACCAGCTGCAGCTGCTTTGGCGGTTGGCTCTGCAGGGCTGATTGCTGCTTTAGTAACTCGATTGAATAGTGCCATGTTGGGATTATCTCACATTTCAGGTTGGCAGGTGGTCATGCCTTGCCAGATTCCCGACAGAACTAGCAAGACACAACCGCCGATAGTTTACCGATTGACAACGACCAGCATGGGCTTTCCCGCTTGCTTTGGTCGTGACGCTAACGCTGCCGCCCAGATTGTGCAGCGCGCTAACTCGATAGGCCCAGGCGAACGCTTAGAAGATAGAGCCAATGCGTTTTGCTGGTAGATAGCTACGGCTCGGTTCATGTGTTCAGCAAGGTTTGACTGGCCCATATGCACTAGGCGAGAATCGTTAATCATGCCTTTAACGAGGCTGGTGTACTTCATTAGTTCGCCATATCCAACCACTTTTTTTCTACGCTCGAGAGATAAAGGGACGTGGTTTTCCAATGTTGGCGTGACAGCAACCATGGTGGAAGGGTGCCGGCAAGCGTCTAGTAGTGCCTGTTGCATCTCGGCTAGTGAGCCAACTACGAATTCAACATTGACATGGGCTACCCCAACATCATCTACAGCTGCTCTGACGGCAACGTATCTCGACCCGTCAAGTGATGAATCAACAGCAATCCAGCCACCCTCTGGGCCTTCCATGTCGGAGAGGCAAGCGTCCCATTGTCCAGGCTGCAACCAGCAAGCGTCAGCATTCACAAATTGGTTCAGCGACCCGCGTAGAAACGAAGAACGGTCTGGGTGGTCAGCGTCCAACAGCAATGACTCAAGTTCCAATGTTTGGCCAAGCGCGGGGTTAGCCCAGCCCCACCAGCGGGTTTCCATAACATCCACGCCAGGTGGTGGCGACCATTCCGCAAAGTAGAAACTGCCCTGGCGTTTTTCATCTATGAGCTGCAGCCCTTGTTCGCGATATCGAAGCATGGCAATCGAAGCTTCTGTGCCGGCAGTGGAAGTCATCATCATGATGGGCGACCCGCCAGCAGTACGCACATTGCGCGCCTTCATAGTTGGCCGTAAAGAGTGAGCCAGAATTTGGTCATCCACGGCATATATTTCGTCGACCCAAATCAGGTCACAACTTAGGCCCATTCCAGCCGAAGGTGTTGCAGCCTTAACTAGCCAGCGCGACCCGTCAGGCATCTCGCAAGTGTTACGGCCATACGCACGTTTCAATGTTGCACCAAAATACTCAGCCAAAATAGGGGCCACAATTTCAAACTGGCGCACAGCAAGCGTAAGTTCATGCGCTGAGTTAACCACTGTTTGTGGCTTGCCACGAAGCTTCGCAATAGAGGTCATCCAAGCCCCCAGAACCGCCTGGCCAAGTACCGTTTTTCCGCATTGTCTAGCCACCGAAATAAGACCAGCGCGGTTAATCAAATCACCAGTCTCAGGGTCAGACTCGAACAAACCTTCAAGCGCGTAAATCTGCCAGTCCATTAAATCAACCTGCATATAAGTATGAGCGAAATCAACCACCAGCTGGGCATACACAGAATTGCCTTTACGCACAGTTTCCAATCTGGGCTGAGTCCTACCAATTCTCGAGTAGTCCGCCTGGTCTTGGCCAGTTCTCGCCAGTTCCGCCTTCGGGGATACAGAGTCTAAATGCTTGCTCGGGGTGACTTCTTTTCCTAAAAAAATCTGATTTTGTAAATTTTCCGTAATTTTTGGCGCGGCGTTCATTGCTTGGTTGCGGGCTTGTTGTCTTGCGCTTGTCTTTAGGTTTACATAACGCGCCCCTCTTGATGCATTGCAATGGGCACAACTGCTTACTAAGTTGCTTAATGAATCGTCTCCGCCTGCGTCATGTTCGAGTATGTGGTCGGCTTGGAATGTTTTGTCCCATGGTTTACCGCACCAGTGGCAATCTGGGTGCCCTTCCATAAGGGCCGCTCTGTTGGCTCTGTATTGGGGGGTTATTTTTCTGTTGCCTGCCATGTGTGTGTGTCCTTGTCGGTGGTCTGTTTGTGATGCTACTAGCGCCCTTGCTTCGCTGCGGTTGCTTTCGTGTGTGTGCTGGTCTCGGGTGTTTGTGCCCCCCACATTTCACAGCTGTG